GTCAGAATATGTTCAATGTGAGCATGATGTTAAGGCCGCAGATTCGCGACTTGACCCTCTTTACATAGAGGATTTCAAACGCGTAAGTGCGATGCTATTTGGCGATTTATTTGCCAAAGTGGATAGAGATGTCCACTGGGGTCGTTTGATCCCAAAGCATGGTCCAGGCGCTGTCGCTGACAAGCTTCGCAGTAATGCGAAGTGGAATCAGCGAAACTGGCCCGCTCGTCTTCAGCCGTATTTTCCGGCTGAAGAGTTTCTCATTCCAAATCTCAAGCCTGTTTATCAGGAAGAGTTAGGTCGAGAACTTAACATCGTCGAACCTGGTTCGGAAACGCCCGTTAGGGTAATTACCGTTCCTAAAACGCTCAAAACGCCTCGGATCATTGCTATTGAGCCGACTGCTATGCAATATGCACAACAGTCTCTCCTTCGCTCGATCCTAAGTGCGGTTAAAGAGGATGGTTTCCTCTACCGTACTGTCGGTTTTGACGACCAGGATCCCAATCGGGATATGGCTCGTTCCGGTTCCCTCAGCGGGGAACTGGCTACACTCGATTTGAGTGAAGCTTCCGACCGCGTTTCGAATCAGCATGTACGCTACTTGCTGGAAGACTATCCTCATTTATTTGAGGCCGTCCAAGCCTGCAGGTCGCGGAAGGCTGACGTACCTGGTCATGGTGTACTTCGCCTGGCCAAGTTCGCGTCTATGGGTTCAGCTCTTTGCTTTCCCTTTGAAGCCATGGTCTTTACGACCGTGATCTTCATCGGAATTGAGCGAGAGTTGAGCACACCTCTTTCCCGGAAGACTCTAATTAAAGAGTATTCTGGGCGGGTGCGTGTCTTTGGTGACGACTTGATTGTCCCCAGAGACAACGTGCTGAGCGTGATCGACGAACTCGAGAATTTTGGTTTTCGAGTTAATGTCGGCAAGTCCTACTGGACCGGAAGGTTCAGGGAGTCTTGCGGCCGTGAGTACTATGATGGCAATGACATATCTATCGTCAAAGTCCGTCAGGTACTTCCGACATCACGACAGGATGCTGACGGTGTAATCTCCGCGGTTGCTCTTCGCAATCAGGCCTATTGGGCCGGGTTGTGGGGAACAGCGCGGTGGTTGGATGACTACCTAAGGAAGCTGTTAAAACACTTCCCGAACGTAGCTCCAACCTCACCGTTATTGGGCAGGGAGTCAGCGCTCGGATATGAATTCGAGACGCTTTCTTCAAACACGCATAGCCCCCTAACCAAGGGCTACATAGTGCGTGCCAAATCTCCTCCTGATCCTTTGGAGGGGACTGGTGCCCTACTCAAATGCCTCATTCGCGAGAACCCTGAAGTCCCTGGATTAAGTCCACGGGATCTTAAGAGCTCGCTCATTAGCATTGCCAATGCTGATGATGAACATTTGGAGCGTTCTGGACGCCCCGAGCGCGTCAACATCAAGCTCGGAAGGCACTCGCCTTTCTAGGTGAGTGGGGCTTCAATGCCCAGTG